CCTTCACTGATGCCCATCGAGGCGCTGTCGGACTCGCTGGTGAACGCTCTCGTGCAGGACGGCTCCCTGCCGGGGCTGGAAGCTGCCATTGAGGAGTACGGGAAGCTCTCCGAGCAGGAGGAGAGCGAGGAGGAGTTGCAGGCGGCCCTCGCCATGGAGCCGCGTGCACAGGAGCCAGCGCAGGATCGGCGCATGGCCGCGGACGCCGCGCCCCGCACGCTTTACGTCCGCCGGGACGTCGTGAACCGGGGCGACATCGAGCGCTGGGCGAAGGAGCAGGGCTTCACCGACATTGTGCCGGACTTGCACGTCACCATCGCCTACAGCCGCGCGCCTGTAGACTGGTTCGACGTTGGCGTGTCGTGGGCGGACAAGGTCGAGATCGCCGCTGGAGGGCCGCGCCAGATGGAGCGGCTCGGCAGCGATGGCAGCTTCATCGTCCTGCTGATCCCGAACGTGGGCGAGTTGCGCTGGCGGCACGAGGAGATCATCGAGCGCGGCGGGTCGTGGGACTGGCCGGAATATCAGCCGCACATCTCGATTCAGGTCGGCGGTGACGTCGATCTCGCGAAGGTCGAGCCGTATCGGGGACGCGTCGTTCTCGGGCCGGAGATCTTCGAGGAGGTCCGCGAAGGTCAGCGAGGTGCGCCGGTCGGCGATGCGACCTTTCGAGGACGCGCGCAAAAAGCGACGGGCAAGCGGCCTCGGGCGAAAGGGGTTCGATCCTAACCAGCCCCGCGGCGGCGATGGCCGCTGGGTGCCAACTGGCAAGCGGATCGAGACGCTTGTCGGCAAGGCCGGACAAAACGTCGTCGAGCATGTGCCGTTCGCCAATGTGCGACGGCCTGCCGAGCTTTCGAAGCTGGTCGGCGTCGACGTTCGGGGCTTCAAGCACTCGGTGAGCAACCAGGCGATTCAGCATGCCATCGGTCGCCATGGCGTGCCCTCCGTCGAACTCCAGCGCGGTCAGCGGACAGTGACGGCCGAGGACTTCCAGCGTCTTCCAGACGTGGTGCGCGCGGTGCCCACTCTGAGCCCGGTGCGCGGCAAGAACGGCCAGCCAAGGCTGGTCTATCGGGCCAATATCGAGGGGATTTCCTACACCTACGTCGCAGAGGTTCGAGCCGGCAAGAAGCGGCTGGATGCGGTGACGATGTACAAGAAATGAAATGTCGCGATGCTCATGTCCCGCGTGAACGGTCCCAAAGCTTACGTCCGAAACGCTCGCGACTGAGCGAAATATAGGCCGACAGAGGCTCCCATGCAACTGACAGACGTCGCAGTCGTCGCGGGAACGCGCCGGCGCGAAGACGGCTATCTTGTCGCCGATGCCCGGATCGCACGCACCGGCGTGCAGGTCTATCTCGGGAGCGAGGTGGGCAAGTCCGAGATGGCGACCGTTCGGGTCTACCGGCCCGGCGATGAGGTCTTCAGCGCGGACACCCTGCGCAGCGCCGCGCACCGCCCGGTCACGAACGACCATCCCGCCGATCTCGTCACCTCGCAGAACTGGCGTCAGCACGCCGTCGGCCAGACGGGCGACGAGGTGGCGGGCGAGGGCATCTTCATCCGCGTGCCGCTGATGGTGAGCGATGAGGCTGCCATCCGGGATATCGAGGCCGGCAAACGCGAACTGAGTGCCGGCTACACCTGCGATCTGGACTGGACGGCCGGCAAGACGCCCGCGGGCGAGGCCTATGACGCCGTCCAGCGAAACATCCGGCTGAATCATGTGGCGATCGTCGCCCGCGGTCGCGCCGGTTCCGAGGTCCGCATCGGCGATGCGGCGCAATGGGGCCCGGCCCCGATCACTCCAACCATGGACAAGGACCAGCGCACCATGAGTGACGCCAACCTCCGTACTGTGGTCGTGGACGGACTGTCGGTGCAGACCACCGATCAGGGCGCCCAGGCCATCGCTAAGCTGCAGGCCGACCTCATGTCGTCCGCCGCGAAGTTCGCTGATGCCGAGACCAAGCATCAGCAGGCGCTCGCCGCCAAGGATGCCGACATCGCCAAGAAGGATGCCGAGATCGACGCCCTCAAGGCGAAGGTCGTGGATGGCGCCGCGCTCGACAAGCTGGTCGCCGCTCGCGCCGACCTCATCGGCAAGGCCAAGGCCATTGCGAAGGACGTCAAGACCGACGGCCTGAGCGACGCCGATATCCGCAAGGCCGCCGTCGCCGCCGTTCTCGGCGCCGATGCCGTCAAGGACAAGGCCGAGGCCTATATCGACGCCCGCTTCGACATTCTCGTCGAGGACACCGCGAAGGACCAGCCGGACGCCTTCCGGCAGGCCATCCGCAACGGTGTCCACCCGGTCGCCGACGTCGCGCCGGTCGCCGCCGCCCACAAGGCCATGACCGATCATCTCCAGTCGGCCTGGCAGAACCCGAGCCAGAAGGGGGCCGCCTGATGCCCGCGATCCAGACCTCTTACAGCGCCACCCACGCCCGCTGGGTCGAGGGCATGGTCCTCAACACCGAGCCCTCCACCATCGTCAGCCGCATCGCTGAGGACGCGGAGGGTATCGGCTTCGGCAAGGTCGCGGTGCAGGGCACCGCGGACAACCAAGTCGTCGATTCCGAGGCGACCGTGAAGTTCGTCGGCATCGCCGTTCTCGACATCACCCGGCCGACCGGCAAGTACGAGCAGTACGAGACGGTCGCCGTCATGAAGAAGGGCGTGATCGTCGTGCAGGCCTCTGAGGCCGTCGCTGTCGGCGATCCGGTCTACTACACCCCCGCGACGGGCGTGCTCAGCAAGACCTCGACGTCCAACACCCTCATCGCCGGCGCGCAGTGGGACACCAGCACCTCGGGTGCCGGCCTCGCCGCCCTGCGCCTGAACACGCCCTGAAGGAGCGCGCCAACATGAACTACAATCCCATGCTGGACGCCCAGCAGGTTGCGATGAGCTTCCTGATCCGTCAGGCCTCGCTCATCGAGCCGACCGTCTATGCGATGCGCTACCAGGAGATTCAGTACGCGTCGCTGATCCCGGTCGACACCTCCGCCCCGGAGTGGATCCAGTCCGTCACCTATTTCTCGATGGACGGCGTCGGCCAGGCGCAGTGGTTCCACGGCAACGCGAACGACGTGCCCAAGGTCGAGCTGACCCGCGAGAAGTTCGAGACGGGCGTGTCGATGGCCGCCATCGGCTACGGCTACACGCTGGAGGAGCTTGGCACCGCCCAGCTGCTCGGCATGAACCTCTCTGCCGACAAGGCCACGCTGGCGCGGCGCTCTGCCGAGGAGAAGATCGACCAGATCGCGTTCGGCGGTGACGCCCTCAAGGGCTTCACCGGCCTGGTGAATGCTTCCACCCCGACCGCCACCACGGCGCCGGCGGACGGCACGGGCTCGGCGACGACCTTTGTGTCGAAGACGCCGGACCAGATCCTTCGCGATATCAACGGCCAGCTCACCGGCATCTTCACCGGCACGCTGGGCGCCGAGATCGCGGACACGCTGCTGCTGCCCTACTCGGTGCTGCTCGACCTCTCCACGCGCCGCATCGACGCCGTGAACCAGACGACCATCCTGGAGTGGGTGGAGCGGAACAACATCTACACCCGCACCACCGGCCAGCCGCTGACCATCCGCGGCGTGTTCGGCTATCTCGACACGGCCGGCGCCTCCTCGACCAAGCGTATGGTCGCCTACCGGCGCTCGCCGGAGGTGCTCAAGATGCACCTGCCGATGCCGTTCCGTTTCCTGCCGGCTTGGCAGACCGGGCCGATGAAGTTCGACATCCCCGGCATCTTCCGCGTCGGCGGCGTCGATATCCGCCGGCCGAAGGCGGTTCGCTACCTCGATGGCATCTGAGGAGGTCAGCACCATGAAGATCACGAACATCTCTGCGGGCCCGCGCGGCGTGAATGCCGTGTCGGGTCCGGTGCTGATCGAGCCGGGCCAGGCGGTCGAGGTCGCGATGACCGAAGCTGAGGCGAAAGTTTCCAAGGGCACCGGCTGGTTCGAGTTCGTCGAGGACCAGGCTTCCGAGCGGCCCCCCGTTCCTGCCTACGAGGCCAAGCACCGTGGCGCCGGCTCCTATTCCGTCCTCGATGCCGAGGGCAAGGAAGTGCTGGAGAAGCTCACCAAGGAAGACGCCGAGGCGTTCAACGCCCTCAGTGCCGAAGAGCGCGCGGCCTACGTGGCAAAGGCCTGACCGATGCCGGCGGCACCCAACCCGTCAACCGGCAGTCAGGCCACGGCGGTCGGGACGGACATTGTCCCGATCATCCCGAACGACGACACGGACCTCGTGACCGAGGCCCGCGTCATCCGCTGCAAGCCGATCTCCGGCACAGCCGGCACGCTGCGCATTACCACGCGCCAGGGCGTGGTGCGGAACACCGAGATCGCGGTCGGCGGCGAACTGCAGCTCTACGTGACCCGCGTTCACCTCTCGGGCACGACCGCGACAGGGCTTGAGGCGATCATCTGATGACTGGATACGGTACCAATGAAGGCTTCGCGGCCTGGGCAGCGGGCGCGGGTCATTCCGTGCCCGCCGGCACTGTCGCGACCGCTCGCCAGCGTGGGAGCGATTACATCGACGGCCTCTACGGGCGTCGCTTCTCCGGGCGCCCGGCCGGCGGGGTTGCGCAGGAGCGGGAGTGGCCTCGGTCCGGCGCTGTCGACTATCACGGTCAGGCGATCCCCTCCGACGCCGTCCCGGAGCGCGTCGTCAACGCCGCCTATGAGGCGGCCCTGATCGAATTGACGTCGCCGGGCTCGCTCTCGGTGATGCTCACGCCCGATCAGCGCAAGGTGCTGACGAAGGTAGACAAGATCGAGTGGGAAGTCGTCGCTGGCGGAACCGGCAACGGAATCGCTGACGCAACGCCGACCTCGACGCGCATCGAAGGCCTGCTGTGGCCGCTGCTGGTGCGCACCGACGAGCCGGCGATCATGGTGGTGTGACGCATGGCCGAAGACTGGTCCGCCATCGCCGCCGAGGTGGAGCAGGCGATCCGCTCCATCGGCGACGTCTCCGCGCCTGAGGGCTACCCCGCGACGCTGCGCAAGCCGCCCAGCGGCGCGCCTGCGCAGCCGTGGGAGCCGCCGACGGGTTCGCCGACCTATCACACCGTCCGCGTCATGGTGGCCGATCGCGAGCTCCGCGACATCAACGGGACGCTCATCGGTCATACCAAGCGCACGATCACCATTTCCGGGGCGGCTGGCGTCGTGCCCAGCGATGACGATCGCATCGCCGAGGGCATCACGGCCGAGCAGGCGACCGCCACCGGCGACGATGCCGTGGCGTGGCAGGAGATTGCCGCCGTCCGCCCGCTGGCGCCCGCGGGCATCGCGGTGCTCTACGAAATCGACCTGGTGGCCTGACCCCATGACCCGCCGCGAGATCGACGCGCTCCTTGCCCAATACGAGCCGCGTTTGCGCGAAGCGTTTCACCGGGCGATCAGCGAGACAGTGGACGCCATCACGCTGTTGCGGGTGCTGGAGGCGCTGGAACGTCGGGACATCGAGGCGGCGGTGCGCGCGATCGGGCTGGACCCGGCCGCCTTCGGTCCGCTGCAACTGGCGATCAGCGAGACCTATTACGCCGCCGGCATGGGCGAGGCGGCGAACATTCGGGCCCGCGATCCCGACGGCAACCGCGTCGTGTTCCGGTTCGGCGTGCGGAACATCGAGGCCGAGGAATGGCTGCGGGCATCGTCGTCGGCGCTCGTGACCGGCATTGTCGAGGACCAGGCCAACGCGCTGCGCCAGAGCTTTGCCGCCGGCCTCGCGCGGGGCGACAACCCGCGCACGACGGCGCTGGACGTGATCGGCCGTGTCAGCCGCGCCACCGGGCGCCGTGAGGGCGGCATCATCGGCCTGACCTCGCTGCAGGCCGGTTATGTCGACCGGGCGCGGGACAACTTGCTGTCCGGCGACCCGGCCCGGATGCGGGAGTATCTGACGCTCGGCCGGCGGGATAAGCGCTTCGACCGCACGGTTCTCAAGGCGATCCGCGAGGGCAGGGCACTCTCCCGCGAGGAGGTGTCGAAGATCACCGGCCGGCTGGCGGACAGCTATCTCCAGCTGCGCGGCGAGACCATCGCCCGGCACGAGACGATGCAGGCCATGTCGAAGGGGCGCGATGACGCGATCCGGCAGGCGGTGGCGGCGGGAAAGATTGAGGCCGAGACGACCACCAAGACCTGGCGGAACGCCGCCGACGGCCGGGTGCGACCGACGCATCAGCATGCATCGCTCGGCGGGCAGACGGTGCCGCTGGATCAGCCGTTCATCAGCGCGTCGGGTGCGCGGCTGCGCTATCCGCATCACCCGGCGGCACCGACCAGCGAGACGCTCGGTTGCCGCTGCTGGGTGGATTACAAGATGGACTTCTTCGCCCGCGTCGTGCGCCGCTATCAGGAGACGCGGCAGTGACCAGCTTCGCGGCGCAGGTCGGCGACTGGTGCAAGGGCGTCGAGGGCGCCGTCGAGGCGATCTTCAAGGCGTCCGTGCAGGAGGTTGTGAGCGAGATGCAGAAGCCGCGCGGGGCCGGCGGGCGCATGCGGGTGGACACAGGCTTTCTTCGGGCCTCGCTTCTCGGATCCACGTCCGCCATGCCGTCGATTGATCCGAACGCTCGGCCTGCGGACGGCGCGAGCTATCCGGCCGGTCAGCAGGTCGAACTCACCATTGCCGGCCTGACGCTCGGGCAGTCGTTCTATGTCGGCTATACGGCCTCCTATGCCGCTGCCCGCGAGTACGGCGCGCGCGGGCAGGCGCCGGACGCCTTCGTGCGCACGGCTGCGCAGGGCTGGCAGCAGATCGTGGCGAAGCGCGAGGCCGAGCTTATGCGCCGTCTGGGGCTGGCTTAGCCGGCGGCGGGGCTTCCTCGACGCCATCCATCTTCATGAGGTGCCCAGCCTGTAGCAGCGCCAGCGCGCGGCGGGCCGCCTTGATCGCGGTGTCGCCGTGGCCTGTCTCGCCCTCCTCGGAGCCGAGAGCTTCGCGGGCGGCATGCAGGCGGTCGTAAACCGCGATGTCGCTGAGTTTCATGCGGGCAGGATAGCCGAATGCCGACATCGACAGAAGCCCGCATCAAGGCGCTGCTGCTCGCCCGCCTGGGCACGCTCACGGGCGCGGCCGGCGCACTGCCGATCGCCTGGCCGAACGTGTCTTTCACGCCGCCGGCCTCCGGCAAATTCCTGCGCGTCGACTTCATCCCCAACCGCGTCGACCGGCTGGAGATCGCATCGGACGGCGCGCACCAGCTGCGCGGCCTGCTGCAGGTGTCGGTGATGTGGCCGCTCGGCGTCGGAACAGACGCCCCGCTCGACATCGCTGGCGCCATCGTCGCCGCCTATCCCGCCGACCTGATGCTCTGGGATGGCGATGTGAGAGTGCGTGTCTATGAGCGCCCGGCCGTTGCCGGCGTCATCGTCGAGGACCAGCGGGTGATGATCCCGGTGACGGTCCTCTGGGAAGAATTCGTCTAACCATCTGAGAGGAAGAGACAATGGCGAAACGCGCCACTGTGGCGGGCAGCCGGTTCTATATCGGCGGCACACCGCTCGACGTGCCGGATGCGGATCTGGTCGAGGCCGATTTCGCGTCCTATTCCTGGACCGAGGTGAAAGGCTGGGCGACGCTCGGCGCCGTCGGCGATACCGCCGCCTCGATCGCGGTTTCGGAGATCAACCGGGCCCGCGACTTCACGCTGAAGGGCACCCGTAACGGCGGGACCCAGGAGCACACGTTCAACATCATCCCGTCCGATCCCGGCCAGAACGCGCTCCAGGCCGCGCAGGCGACGGCCTACAACTACCCCTTCAAGATCGTCCTGACGGATGCGCCGGCGCCGCGCTCGTCGGCCGCCACCATGACCATCGCCGCGCCCGGCGTGGTGTCGTGGACCGCGCACGGCCTCGTGGCCGACCAGCCCATCATCTTCTCGACGACTGGCGCGCTGCCGACCGGGCTCACCGCCGGCACGACCTATTACGTCAAGACGGTGCTCTCGACCGACACGTTCAGCGTCACGGCGACCCCCGGCGGAACGGCTATCACCACCTCCGGCACCCAGAGCGGCACGCACACGGTCACCACCGTGCCGGCCGCCTCCGAGCGCAAGTTCGTTGGCGTGGTCATGGCGACCCCGGAGCAGGGCGGCGAGGCGAACACCGTGCAGGCGATGGGCTGCACGATCGCCATCAACTCGAACATCGTCCGCAAAGGTCCGGTCGGCTGATGAGCACCCCGAAGCGCACCGCCACCACCAAGCGGGCCAGCGCGCCCGCGGCCTCTCCCGCGCCCGGAGTGGTTGACCTCTCGGACATCGAGGCGTCGATCCGCCGGCAGGACGAGGGCATCGTCGTCGACATCATGGGGCCGGATGGCAAGACGCCGCTCGGCCTGCGCATCCGCGTCGCCGGGCCGGATAGCGCGCGGGCCGTTGCCGCGCAGGACGCTCTCACCGACGAGTTGCTCGCCGCCCAGAACGACGGCAAACCGACGGCGGCGACCTATAGCGCCCGCCGTGTGCGCTGGCTGGCAAAGCTGACGCTGGGCTGGGAGGGCAAGGTCCGGTTCGACGGCGCCGAGCACGAATTCAGCGAGGCCGCTGCGGCTGCGCTCTATGAGCGCTTCCCGTTCGTCCTGAACCAGATCGACCGCGCGGCGGGCGACCGCTCCCGTTTTACCAAAGGCTGATCGACGGGCTCGCCGTGTCCGTCGAGGATGCGCAGGCCGGATCAGCCGTCTATGTGCCGCTCGCCGCCGAGCGCGTCTGGTCCGCCTTTTGGGAAATGGACCAGTGCCGGAGCGGCAACGGATATGCCGCGCTCTCGATCAACCATCAGGACATTGCCGGCTTCCAA